TCTTAAGCACTAATTCAAGCGTTAAAATATTTTCACGAATCAATGGTGTGTTTTCGGCTTCTTCTTTAGTCCAACCGCGTCTAATGCGACTGGCAATGGTTGTTTTACTAATGCGTTGTTTAGTCATGTTCTGATACCCCAGTCAAAGGTTTAGTCGTGGATTGCGGCAGCGTTGACTAGACGTTTTCGAGTTGCATCTCTAGCTGCAAAATTAGTTTATGTATTTATTGTTAGTTTGTCGATATCAGTTTGGGACAATTTAACCACTTAGTACACTTAGTAAGCCTTACTATTTGGTTTTGCTTGTAAGTTATTGTTTTTATTAGATAAAAAAACCACTTAGCCAAATAACCACTTAGTCTTAATATAGTGTAAAACAAGGAATTTTAGGCATAAAAAAAGCCTATCTGTTTTTAGAATAGGCTAAACCCTAATAAGACCTTTAGTATATATAATTATAACATATAAATAGTATAAAGTAAAGTAATTTTATGTAACTGTATTGTAATTTTAAAAAGAGTATAGGGGTATTTCTAAGGTGATGGATGTGTGTAATATATAACTAAGTGGTTATTTGGTTTTTTGTGTGTTTTTATTTATATAAATCAATCACATACACTTAGTAATAATATAATATGTGCTTCTATTTGCCCCCTATCATTTTTTGATTTTGTTTGTTTTTTAATCATTGGCAACAAAAAAGGCGCAAAACGCGCCTTTTCTTGATTACATGATGTTACAAAATTATGAGACGAAAAAACGCTTAACGGTTCGATTGTCGTTTGATTTTGCATATTCCTGAATCTTGAGCATTCCCTTACCCACCATCTCGGCCAATAGCGTTTCGACCTGTGGCTTGGGCGTACCGCGTAAACGATTGCAGATAACGCCCAGGGTCTCGCCGTGTTCTTTGTCAATAATGGATAAAACCTTAGCCGCTAAACCATCGCCGCTCTTTTGGTTGTCGGTGCTGTACGCTAGTTTAATTTTGCGCTCAACATCTTGCATGGCCAAAGCGTATCCATAACAAATATGTTCGGCTGTGCGTAGTCCACTGGGCAACGCACAAATAAGGCTAACCTTAGATGCCAACTCATAACCGCGTCTAGCGATGGCTTCCATGCCCGTTGTCCCCTTGTGGTACTCAGCGAGATTATAAAAACGCTCGTACACCTCGTTTAAAAGCTCTATAGCGTCTTGTGTTGTGGGTAGTGTAGATTTGTCGCCAATATGCTGTACACGCGCACCAGTGCGCTCTAATGCGTCAAAATGGCCATGCGCGTACAGATTACGCAAAGCATTTGATAAATAGACGGGCATGGGCGTTTTTTTGAATTTAGTTTTACGTTTTGGATTAGTCTCTAAATCGCTGAAAATCATTGCCCGCGCCATAAATCCATTTGTCGCCTGTTCAAAACTCATTAAATCATTAAACGTAACGGGTGTGGTAAAGCCTAACAGCGTGAGATACGGATTCTCTAAACCATCATCAACATTCTGTATGGCCTGTAGTACATCGGCCTGTATATCCTCTAATCGTTGTCGCGTGGTGTCGCTACCACTATCCTGTGGTAACTTCTCAATCTTCTTTTCAAGCTGTGCATATTCAAGCGTCAATTTTTGCTTGATTTCGTCTTTTAAATCGCCAGTGATGGGCAAATAGCCATTAGCTTTTGAATAAACACTCATCACTAAACCGACAATACCCTCAAGATAAGACGCACCGCCTTTTTTACTCGCATTTTGCAGCTTGTTTAATGTGATACCCAATTCATCAACACAATAAAACGCGGCTTGGTGGCGTATCAGGTTACGCATGATTTCCTGTTCCGATTTAAAACCGCCATGTAACGCGCTTTGCACCTGTGCTGCTTTGATAATCTGCAAATAAGACTGCATGATTTGCTCTTTACCCGTACCACTGCCCGCGATACAAAACGCAAGGATATTAGGCGACATACCGTCTAGCTCGTCTGTATAGCGCATACCCGCCAAACTACTCACAGCCGTTAATGCGGCTGCTACAGCGAGATTTTCACGCGGATATAAACACTGGTCATTTATCCATTGCACCAACTCACCAACAAAGCTCGGCGGGCGGCGCACATCGACAGGCTCGTCTAGTAAATGCTTAACGCTCTTTACACTGTCAAGATTAACATTAGGCACATCATCAGCCGCGCCTAAGCTACCATCATAAACAAACGTCACAGGCTCACAATAACCGCCTTCGTGCGCGTAGTGTAATAACGTGCCATAACCCACTGGATTGGTGGTTTTACCGAAGCTGTGCCAATGCTTACGCAATGAATCAACACTGCTATATTTTGCGCTATCCTTGCTCCATGCATCCCAAATCTCAAAACCGCCACCATTTAGACAATGATGGATTGCCATCCCGATTGATACCCATTGGCTATAATCACAATCAGGATTGCAATGTTCTAACAAGCTAACAATGTGCAGTTCGTCAATGTCTAAATCCTTACCGTTGTTTTGAACGCGAAAAAAGGCAGGACGCTCCAACAATGCCAAAAGCTCACCAGGGGCAAAATCAATGTCTTGTGGATAACCTTTGCACGTCTCATAGTTTGAGCCGCTTTGATGTAATGACCCCGCACCCACGACAAATCCGCTAGTCTTAAAATCAATGCCTTTGTATTTGTCATTGTTTTGCATGAGTGACTTAGTTTTGTCATCATCACTTAACTTAAAATAATGGTGCTGACTACCGCCACCGCTGCCCGTATTAACAATAAACTTGCAATCTAAAATGGCAGGCACATCTTTACATAACTGCTTAAAAGACTTAACGCCACCATTGCGAGCGTCAACATCAATAATAAGATAATCACGCACAATCACGCCAAAACCGCTGTCAAAATGCCCCATCTCACTAAAACATTCTATTTGCTCATCAGACCACACAGGCACGTTTTGCCAGTTGCTCATAATGGGATGCTTTAAAATAGCTTTACACTCAACATCACCACAATTACACACGCCACCTCTTGAGCCATGCAAGCCAAACACTTTAAAGCCTGCATCTATATAGTCGTATAATTCGCTAATCATTGTTATTGTCCTTTTCACAATCGCAATCTTTTAAAAGATATGCGGATAGCTTTTCAATTGTCGTGATGTTTGCACCCTTGGCATTGCCAGCTTTAAAAGTAAAAACGGTTCGACTAGACAAGCCAGTGGCATTTGCAACAACATCTAATCGTCTGTCTTGCAATCGTGCGCTAATCTCAGGAATGGTTAAAAGTCTCATTGTTTGGCCTCGCTGTTTGTTTTGTATTGCCTTATAATATAGCAAGTATTTGCAGCTTGCTTGTATTTTTTTTCATCTTATACGCATTTTACTATATACAAAGCCAAAAATAGGGCTTATATTACTACTCATCAAGGCGGCCAATGGCTCACTTGATAACCCACAAAATCCAATCGGAGTTTCACAAAATGTCATTTTTAGAACAAGTCAAAAAAGCCACACCGCAAGCACCAGTTATTACTATTGTTGGCTTTGCTGGTAGCGGTAAAAGCTCACTCGCTGGCCTTTTTCCTAACGCTATTTTTATTCAAGCCGAAAATGCAACGTCTGTTTTTGAGACAATGCCCGAACATTTACAACCTGCATTTTTCCCACAATTGCCAATCCCAAATGCCAAGCGCAACATCAAAACAAGCGATGTCTTGCTTGAACAATTACGCGAACTCATGACACAAGAGCATGATTTTAAAACAGTGGTTATTGACTCAATAACCGCGCTTAACATCATGTTTGAAAACGAAGTCGTAGAGTTTGACGAAAAAGGCGCAAGCAACATTGGCGAAGCGGCAGGCGGATATAACAAAGGTTATTTAGTGGTTGCAGGTATTCACGCAAAACTACGCGCTGCTTGTGAACATCTACGCAAAAAAGGAATTACTGTTGTATTTTTGGCACACACAGGCGTGGTTAAAATGAAAAATCGACCCGAAGGTGGCGAGTATGTTGCCTACTCATTGGATATGCACGAAAGAAGCAGAGCTATTTATGTCAGCTCTAGTGATGTTGTTGCGTACTTAAAAGCCCGTGATTTTGTCAGCGGTAATGAAGAAAACAAAAAAGGACAAACAACCAAATTCGGGCGCGTAACCAATACTGGCGAGCGTGTCCTGATTACTAGCAGTGACGGGACTATTGGCTATATTGACGCAAAAAACCGTTACAACCTCCCCGATGAGATTGAAGTAAACAAGGGCGAAAATCCTTTGATTCCTTTAATCCCTTTTTACAATCAACAAACTAACTAAATGAGTAAGTACATGATGAACAAAACAGATTCACAAGCCGCAATCAAATCGCCCTTTATCACATTGCCCGAAGCAGTCAAAGCGACACATTGCCCACGTTCAACCATTCTTAAATACACAGGTTTAGGCCATTCCCTCAAGTTGTTCGACTATTGGGTAATCGTATCGCCTTTAATCGTGCTGATGTTGAGGCGTGGATAGAAGCGCGCTTAGACGTAAGCAACCAACAAACTAACTAACTTTTTTACAACAACGCGCCTAAACAAAAAGGCGCAATTTATGAGGATACGATTATGTCATTTTGGCAAAAACAAGACGGTTCGCAAATTGAATCAACAACAACCTTTGAAGCAGGTGGTGGCGATATTCAACCAATCCCGAACAATACCGCGTTAATTGCGGCTATTGAAGAGGCTAAATGGGCTGAGTATGACGGCGAACATTATATCAATTTGAAATGGCGTGTTATGCGCCCTGCTGATTATGCTAACCGCGTTATTTTTCAAAAATTAAAAGTCTTTAGCGAAAAGCAAGGCGACAAAGCAAAGCAAATGCTTGCAGCGATTGACGCGAATTGTGGTGGTAAACTAAGCAAGCTCACAGAAACACCCGAAGATATGCACTTGATGACCGCGCTTGTTGGTAAGCCAATGGCCGTTAAAGTGCAAATATGGGATATTAACGGCAAAACAGGTAACTGGATTAGTGCGGTTAGTCCTGCTAAGTCTCAAGCACCCGTACAAGCACAAGCACCAAAACCAAGCGCACCTCGCCCACCACAACGCCAAGCACCCGTACAAGTTGATGATGACTTGG